ACAAAGTTCTTTAGTTCTTCGCGCGCGGCAAACAGATCGTTCTGCGCTGCGGATGACGCGCCTCGCCGCCACCGCTCGTCTTGGTACTTGTCTACCTGTTGCTTTAAGAACTGTAGTTGTGACGCTTGGAACGCCGTCAGATCACTATCGGTCATTAGTGCATGCTCCCTTTTGGGATTGAGTCTTGAGCCTCGTTCACTACGGTCAGCATGCGGCCAATAGAAGTGAAGGCCAGCGCCATGTCCTTCTTGCCCAGATACATGGAGGCCAAGCTTATTAGGCTACCCGCAATCTCCTCTGAGTTTAAGTTGTTGGGCATCATCAGGTTTAAGCAAGCAATCCAGCGCTCCTTCTCATCGAGGTCACCGTCCGGCACTTGAGCCTGCTCATCGCTCCCGTCAAGGATCATGGCAACAGTCCAGTAACTGTGCTTATGTTTGGCAACTTCCAGCCAGTCTTTAACATCGGCCCACGTCTCCAGGATCATGTAATTCCTGGCTGGTACGCTACTCGTGTTTTCCCATGTCACTTGGTACATCACTCATCCTCCTTGATGCTAACTTTCCCCGAGCCGTTGCAATCTTCGCAAGCCAGCCACTCGCCATACAACTCCCCTATGTCACGGCCGAAGGGTGCGGCCTTGCCCTCTCCGCCACACTGGCTACATTCTTTTTGCTTAGTTTCTTGAAGCGCGGCGAGTGCGGCGAAGTTATCGAACTGCTGTTTCAGCGGTATGCCCAACGGTATTTCTTTCCACTTAGCCATTATGTTTGTCCTCCGCTTTGTTTCGTCGGCGTCATTAACTCGTTATAATTTTTCAAATCTGTACTGCGCATGAAGTCTATCAATTCAATAATGTTGAAGGCGCTTGATCTTTTTATCAGTACAGATTTGGTTACTATGCCTCTTTTAGTTTTAACGTAATTTGCCCCAACCTCCAAAAAAGTTTCCCCTCTATCTTTAAGGACTTGGATTATACCTTTTCTGCAATTTGCAAACTCTCCAGAATCACTTGCTTTCCGTATTTTATTTTTTGTTTTTATTTGATCCGTAACTTATCAGAGGCCAAAAGTTTATTTATTTTTTCTGCAAGTAGATGTCCTTTATGCGTAATAACTACTGTTATCATTCTGCTGTCTTTTTCGCACCTAAACATGTGTATCAAACCAGCTTCTTTAAGATTTTTTGCAGATCTGTGAACCTTCGCTTGCGGCAAAGATAAAGCCTTTTGTAAGTCGTTGAGGTTCATTTGCTCAATTGTTTCGTAAATAAAACTAAAAGCAATTATGTGATCCGAATGTAATCTTGCCTTCAGATCAACAAACTGTTCCTGAAACAGCATATTTATCTTTATAAGATTTAACATCACCATCTACTCCCGAACACTTTTGCAAACACTTCGTCCAACAGACGATCCATATCTTGACTACTCATTTTCAGCATATCCATAAAAAAGTTAAAGTAAAAAATACAATAGTTCCGCCCACGATAATACCGCAAGCGAAACCAATCAACGCGGCGAAGTCAGTGAGGTTCATCACGCGTCCTCCTTAATAAGAGAGTTATAGCCCATGAGCTTGTTTACCTGTAACCACTTTTCGTGGCTAAAATGTTGACCCGACACAAAGGTATGACCGTTTTCAGACATCATGGCTATTACGCGCCCTAAATCAAAACGCTTGCGCCTGTTGTTCCAGAAACAACAAATGTAGCCTGAGTTATAAGATGTGCCGTCTACGCGGCCCAAAACATATCGTTCGTTACCGCTTTTCGTTAAGACCTTTACGCCTGCAAACTTACCGTGTTGCCAGCCAAGAACCCGCTTTACCATGTCCCTATCAAGCATTTTCTTGTTCCTTTCGTTTTGCCATCATCTCTTCAAAAGTTTCCCGCAAATCTAAGTCGAATGTTAAGGTTAAGCGCCACTCATCTGCACACGATAGGTGGTTTGCCATTTGATCGGCCATCTTCCAAGCGTTTTTAAGAAATTCGTCGGGATCGGGGCCGTCTTCGTAATGGTCCGCTGTTATAGACGTGGACGATATAACTAAGTTGTCAACATCCCGTAGTTTGATTTTCGCTGTCATAGACATTAGACTTTCTCCTGTTCCAATGAATACAGAATAAATATGGTATGGGATAATGTCAAGTAAATAGTTTACACACGAAAAAGCCCTTAGTCAGGACATGTGACTAAGGGCTTTAACGATTGTGCTATCAAACATTTGGAGAATGTCTGCGCTATTTGTACGCGATTTTATGGGATGCGTCAATAGCTTTATCCTTACTTTTTGAATAAACTTCAAACATAACTCTGAGTTGTCCACTTATTGTTCTACCGTTAACAACAGAGTGTTCTTTAATTTCCTTGTACACTTCAATGGGCACAAGAACGCTTTTCCATTTTGTAGTATCCATTGGGTTTACCTTTTTTCTTTATCAGTAAGAGTATATAGGAGTTTATGGGAACTCGCAAGAAAAAACCCTTTTGTCGTCGCAGTGCGAAACCTAGCCGGACAAAAGGGCAGTTAGAAGTAGTGCGCGGACGAGCAGTGCGCTTAAAGCTATACAGCTTCCCCCCAGCTTGGACCTACTTCAATGTCGCATTTGCTAGGGATTTCTAAGACTACCGCATTTATCATTATCTTGGCAATAGCTTCGGCCTCTTCTCTGGTTTTTACTGACATACAAAGTTCGTCATGGACTTGAAGCATCGGAAGATACCCTTCTTTGTACAAATCGACCATGGCTTTCTTTGTCATATCCGCGGCGGACGCTTGGATCAGTCTGTTTAGCGCTTTGTATGTAAAAGCCCGCTTGAGACGGCATGTTTCACCATATTCTAGGATTGCTTCTTGGTACGGCATGGCTTTTGTCATTTCAAAGGAGTCGGGCTCCCAAAGATTGAACCTACACTTGCGCCCAAGGATGGAACTAATCGCTCCACCGCTTGCTTTGCTGTTCAAACGGTTTGTAACGCCCGTCATCAGTCCTTTTACGAAAGGTACGCGGTCATGGTACTGCTTTACCAAGCTTTTGGCCTCTGAGGTCTCAATATCTAGCTGATCCGCCAGTTTTGCGACGCCCATTCCGTACATCATCCCCAAGTTAATGGTTTTGGCTTGTTTTCTAGGAATGTCGGCCATTTCTGCAACCATTGTGTGAAAATCCATGTTCGGATCTTCGCGGTAGCTGGTTACAAACTCATCAACGCCCCTCAAAGGCACATCTCTGCTTTTTCCGTAGACATGAGCGTAGTGAACCAAGATCCGCGGTTCCTGTTGCGAGTAATCTATTGACGCCCACTGTTCTCCCTCTTCTGGAAGGAACAAAGACCGTATAAGTGGCCCAATCTCAGGATCGCGGGCCGGAATTTGCTGTAAGTTGGGGTTGTTCATAGAAAAACGCCCAGAAACTGTGCCGCCATCGTCTCCGCGTATCTGATTGATGTGCGAATGCACTCGACCGTCGCCGTGACAGAATTTTAGGATGTTATTGATGAAAGTTCCGCTGGTTTTGTTTAAACTGCGGGCTTGGACGATTAATTGTGGCAATTTCTCACTGTGTTCTGCCAGAAACTGCTTTTTAAACGAGGGCGCACCCTTTTCTGTCTTTGGATACGGTATTGACAGGTCATCAAAGGCTTTTGCAATAGAATTTGCCGCCCAAATCTCTACATCTCTGCCCACTAAGCTTTTTATCTCTTTTAGGACTAATTTCTCCCGTTTTAGGATCGCGTCGCGCGTTCTTTCGGTTTTGTCCATATCAACGCGAACACCTCGCCATGTCATGTTGACTAAGCAGGGGAGCAAGTCTAGCTCCAGATTTACAATACTCCAGAGGTTTTGCTTACCGATCTCTACTTTTAGGTAGTCCCAGAGTTGCAGGGTAACTTCTGCATCTGTCTGGGCGTAGGGTCCAACGTACATGGCGGGCATTTTCCACATGTCTGCCTTTGGATCAAAACCAAACTCTTTGGCGGCTTCTCTGAGTAGGCTTTCGTTCTTTGCCAGCCCCAGATACTCAAACGCTAGTGAGTTTAGTGCATAGGAAAACTTATTTTCATCCAGAAGCGAAGCAACAACCATTGTGTCTATTATCCGCCCGTTTATCTCAAACCCCATACGTTTGATCCAACCTACGTCATATTGCGCGTTGTGCATTACTTTATCGGCGGGGCAGTCAAAGACTTTCTTGAGCCACTTGTTGACTATCTTTTCGTCTAGGTTTCCGCCACCACGGTGTCGTGTAGGAATATAGCCTGCCCAATCTGCTGTAGCCACTGCATAGCCGACCACTTCACCATCTCCAACAGCCCAACCGGGTCCGCTTGTTTTGATGTTTGGGTCACGGGTTTCTACGTCGATAGCAATTGTAGTTGCGCCTGTTAGGTCTGGAAGTTCTGCGGGTGGAACCCACTCTGACTTTAGCGAAGGGCTGGCTATTTTAAGCTTCATTTTTTAGTTCTTTCTGTAAATTCTGCACCCAAGGCACTATATCCGCACTTATCGACCCATGAGTCGGCCTTGTCTAAATCGTTTAGCAACCGCGCTGTTTTTAACCAATCCATCATTAGGGCAATGTGTTGCTCATTAACTTGACCGTGAGTTTTCATGGCTTCTTGGATTATAGCGTTCCAGCCCGCTGCAATGCGCCCAAAGTTGTCAAACGCATCCCCGTAATCTTTGGCCCTATCGCCGTTGATTAGTTCTTTCGCGGTGTTTAATACTTCGTCACGTTTCATTTTGTTCTTCCTTTTGGACG